CTCTTTCTCTTTCTCCTTCTCCTCTTCTTCTTCTTTCTTCTCTTCTTCTTTCTCACCCTCTTCTAAAACACCCTTGAAAGTTTCTTTCTGTTCAACGGTAAGTTTCTCTTGATTTTCTTTTAAGAAAACAACTTCTTCATCGGTCAATTCTGCTGGGTCTTTTACTAAAATTTCTTCTAATTCCATTTCAGTTTTTGTTAGCTCGGAAAAGACAATAGCTCTAAGCCCTTTAAAATAAGGCTTATTAGTCAAAGCTCCTCCGACTAACACATTTTGATAAATCTTATGGGTTTCTGGGTCTTCGTAGGAAGTATAAAACTCTGGACTAAAATACTTATAAGCTTTATTTTTCAAAAGCTCCACTCCCTCTTTAGTCCATTCCACGATTGCCCAGAGACCATCACGACCTTTATTCACCAATTCCTTGAACCAACCAATGGCAGGTTTTTCTTCCTCGCCAATGGAATGACCCTCTGTTATTGGTATTCCCTTCCTTACTCCACTATTGAAGTTTTTAATGAAATCATCTAAATCATTTTCCTTTATTTGTATCTTACCATAAGAAGGATGCTTCCAATTACCTACCGGCAATATCTGAATTTCTTTCGGTGGATTACCAGCTTCATCAAAAGTCAGGCCTTGTAAATCAATCGGATTTATGAATTCTGAAGTTTTCTTATCTCTTGCCTTCTCAAGGATAGCACGAAGTTTCTCTTGTATTCTGGATATTTCTGCCTTGGGAATGTCAACTGTTTGAGGGGCCCGAGCAATAGCATTTCTTAAATGAGACAAATCAACCTTACCAGTAGCATCTTTATAGGGTAATTTTCTAAAAGCTCGTGGGACTGTCTTGCCTTCTTTATCTTTTTTGCCTCCTGGCATTATGTAAGCAAAAGCTGAATCTGGTAAATCATTGACATATTTAGTTGTCCACTCGGTAAACATACCTTTCTCAGCTTCGTGTTGTCTTCCCTTTGCTGTTAAAACCCACTCTTTTGTTTTAGGGTCTTGTTCAATCAATCCAGCTTTTCGCAATTGAGCAATACAAACAGCCCACGGATTTTCCACCTTTCCTTCCTTTTTTAATTGTGTTACGCACGAATCAAGTATTCTCGGCATATTTTTTCCTTCCTGTTAATTTATATCTTGCCGATACTTCTCAGGTATTCGGCAGCTAATGAATCTTTTTTAACGATTGGGTGGCGAGGTGGCTTGAAAACATTCACCGAATCAAATCTATCTCTTAATGTTTGTGGTATTCCTTCTATATCTGGCTTTTCTTCTTCTATTTTTAGGATCTCGATCCAGAGACCTCGACAGGAACTATGAAATGTATCTATTTTCGTGAAACTATCGTTTTTGCGAAATACCCTACCGTCAAGAGACAAACAATAATCACAAGTTACATTATCAAGTAATTCACTCCTTTGTAAAGCATAAATATCATCTTTATAAGCCGTGAAGCTTGCTCTCCTTCCCTGATTTAATGCCCCACTGATATTTATCACGGCCGCGTTCATCACTATGTCCTTAGCAGCTCCTCGCAATCCGTGAATTATTTTATTCAACCCCTCTGAAAACTTAAACTGCTTTTTCTGTAATTCTGTCAGTAAAGTTAGCTTCCCTTCTTTTATTAAATCATCAACCATATTCTCTGTCAATATATCAGCAAGTTTTGACATTGTTTGTAATGAACCAGCAGGTGTAACAGGAACTTCTTTTTTCATTTCGTGAGCTGCCATCATCTTCCCGTATTGGAACATTTCAAGAACTGAATGATATAAAGCTTTCCTGTATTCTTTCTGGTATTTCACTTCCATTCTTTTTAATCTTTCTTTCTTTTCAACACTTGATGGAGATTCTAAGATAAGCTGGAATTGTCTTATTAAGTCATTTACGCTTTTGGATAATATCTTGTTTAATTCTATTCTTAATCTATCAGAAGCACTATCCATTTTGTTTGATATGTCAGCAAAATTAACTTTTCGCTCTGCGAATGTTAACTTTCTCCAAGAAGTAAATTCTTTAAATTGTTTTTTCTTAAAAGCGAAAGTTCCTTTTTCTATTTCTTCCTCAACCTCTTCATCTGTCTTTGGGATTTCTTTTTTTTCTGCTTTTCTTTCTCCAGGTTCTTTTTTCTCTGGCTTTTTAGGCAGGCTCATTAATTCTCTTAAATGTTCTTCAAGTTTCTCATCAGGAAAGATTGCTCCTTTTTCAATCAATTTTGATAATGCCTCAGAAATCTCTTTATATCTTGGCAGTCCAATGTAGGAATATTCAAGTGAAGGATATTTATCAGTAGTAAAGTTCAAATCCACTAATTGCTTAATGGCATATTTATTTATAACATCCTGAATTGTTTTTGCCAATGCTGTCAAGTTATTATGAAAAGTTGAGGAATGGTCGGCACTTAAAGCTCGAGAGCCAGTTGGGCCAGAACCCAAATCAAGAAACTGAGCCAATACGCTAATTAGTACTTCCCGATTGTATCTTCTAATTGTCTCATCGGGATTCGTCAAAGTCCCTGCTTTCATATCCATAAATTCAATCTCCCAGCCTTCGGGTTTAATAATATACCCCTGCTCATTCGCTCTAACGTTTTTTAAAAGTTCTTCCATCTTATCCCTGTCTTTGCTACTGCTTCCCCGGGGAAGAGTGCCAATAGGAATACCTAATCCTTGTCTTTCAAAAGTCATCGCATTTATTTTTTCTATATGATTCTTGAAAAACCAAGGACGATACGCACTCCTTAATATTGAAATTCCTACCCAGTTATCTCCTTCCTTCTGATGTGTAAATATTAAAAGCTTTGAAATCGGTATTGAAATCTGTTTACTAATTGTCTGTTGAACTACACCGTCCTCTCCAGATTCTGTCTGCCACTTAAATATTGTCTTCTGTAATCTTGGAGCAAACTTCCTCCAACCAATCATTTGTTTCCCGTTAAACTCTACTGGCTGAAATACTTTTTCAAAAACCGAGAACCCTGCCCATAGCATTCCCAATGCCTGCCTCAAGAAGTCGTCCCAAGTAATTGTCATTTTATTAAATAAACAATCGCTGATAAAATCAGCAACCTCAATATCCTTCTCCTCATCTGAAGCCGGTTGAATATACCAGTTAGCCGCTCTTATCGGAAGCTCACAGGCAAGCAATGCTGCTTTAACCACTCCATCTGACTTTCTCATTTTATCATAAGTAGTTAAAGCCAAAGTGCCTGTTAACTCTTTAACATAATCTTCATTCACTATCTGACCAGAAAATATAGTTGTGCCACTTAAACCTGTTTCTTGAGATAAAGCTTTCGGTATTTTTTTAAATTCCCATCCCAAAATTTTCATATTTTATTATTAAAATAATTTTTCCAATTTATCCCTTCCTACTTTAAAAATAATATACTTATCAAATCGTGTCAAGAATCACCACTCCCTATCCATAAACCCAGCGGAACTTGGCTTTGCTTTTCTTTCAAGTTCTGGGTTATCTATTCCTTTATTTTGTTCTGGAAATAACTCTGGAATAAAATCCAAAAAAGTAAATAAAACTCCTCTAATTCCATCTATTGAATGATTCCAAGCATCTATCGGAATATTAAGCGACTTGCCGTTCTTGTCAACCTTCCAGACATAGTTGGAAAACTCCGCCATCGTGTTTGGCGAGCGGTAAATGTTTATTTTGTATTCCCGCAATTTATCTATACCCGCCCTAACGCTGTCCGTCCCTTTGGTTGACGGCTTTATGTTGAAGCCCCCCCTATAAATTTCCTCAATAGATTTTGGCTCGGCAGAATCCGCTATTATCTCATCTGCCTTATTGATTTCTAATTCTTTTAACTTGGCACAAATATCCTGATTTGTCAACCCTATTTCATAAATCAATTCTTTGACAAAAATTTCTCCGTGAACAAAGCGAATTTCTCCAAAAGAAGTCGGGCTGTTTGAAAATCCCCAATCAAGCCAATATAGTTTCCATTTGTATTCTTTCGGCCATTCTGTTGTTTCTTTAAAGTTTTCAAAAACTAATCCTTCTAATCTTCCTACTTGTCCAAGCCCATAAACCAACCACCTATAAGGGTCTGTATCTTTATACCCCAAAATCTTTTCCTTAACGCTCAGCTGAATAAACGGATTATTTCTAAAGGTTGAATAAATCCATAGCACTCCTTTTTTCTTTAGTTTCTCGTGGGCCCAAAATTCCGAAGTAGGATTAAAGTCAATCATCGTCTGCCTTGAAGTTCGCATATTCAATTCCTCAAAAATAGAATAAGGAATTCCATTCGCCTCATTAACAAAAAGAAAATCCCTTTTGCCCGACTTTGCGTCCTGAGCGTTGTCATAAGAATTAAATTCCATCATGCTTCTATTGCGGAATTTCAAAATCCTGTCTACTTTGTTATGGCTTATTATCTCGCCTGAAATAATACTGCTCCTATTAATTAAAGTTTGAGCGTCCCTATATGCCCCAACTCTTAAATTCGGAATGTCTTGGCCGACAATCGTTGCCACGCTCCCCGGATATTGAAATAATTTAATAAAAAAAGCTTGAAGAATGCTCCATGTCTTTGAGCTTGATGTCCCGCCCTGATGAACTATTATAGGACAAGAACTTTCAAGAGTAGTATCTAATAATCTTGTTGTGGTTTCAAAAACCTTAACTCCCTGGATGTTCTTCTGTCTTTGGTTTCTCTCCATCTGATTGAATTAGAATCGTGGCGCCGGCAGGCAGCTTTTCTCCAGCGGTTGTTATATCCTGAGGGGCTTTACCATAAGCTGAATCTAACATTATTTCAAGTGCTCTTGTATCTCCTTTTATTATTGCTTTCTGTGTTTGTCTTAAAGATGCCAAAAGTTCGTTAGTCCATTTTTTACTTTTTTTATTAAAAAAATTAGGATACATCTGCCTCAATCCTCTTAATATCTCTTCTGGCGGGCTAACTTTCATATTCAAAACTAACTTTGCTATTGTAGAACGATTTGGAATACTTCCTCTGCCTTTTGGATTTCTTATCTCTCCTGGTTTAATTTGGTGTTCTATCGGAGGATTGCCGTATCCTACTCTTCCCTTTTCTTTCCCATTTTCTTTGGGATTTTCCTGATTTTGTTTTATTTCTTCTAACATAATTTTTTAGCTTTTTGCCCGAGAATTTTTCCCAACGATTTTTAAATTGGCT